TCAGGGAGGAAACGCCCAAGGAGGGCTGCATGCACTGCACTGCTCCGGCCGCCATCCACGAACGGCCGAACGGGTCTAGCGCGGCCCCGGCGGGCTCGCGCGCATGCCTTCGAGGATCTGGCGAACGACGCGGATGTCGCCCTGCATGGTGATGATCGCCTCGCGGTCGGTCTGCCGCTGGCTGCGGTCCTGTTCACGCGCCTCCTCGATGCGGTCGACGCGCTTCTCGAGGCGGGTGATGTTGCCTGTCGTCGCCTCCACCTTGGACTGGAGCGCGAAGAACGCGATCAGCATGCCGGCGGCGGCGCTGGCCGCGGTCGCCAGCGCCGACGGCACGTTGAATTTCCAGTCAGGCTTCAGCGACATCGCCCGCCTCCCCTCACCTGCCGCGCCAGCCACAAGTGCGGCGGCCGTGCTCGTTATGCGCCAGCACCTCGCTGACCTGCGCGTCCGACATGGCGCGGATCTCCGCCTGCGTCGGCCGGATTGGCCGCCAGCCGTCGCAGCTATTGCCGGCGGTCTGGCACGCCCCAATCACGAGCGAGGCGGCGGCGACGCTCATCAGCTGAAAGACGCGCGAGATCGTCATCGGTTCTGACCCTGTTGCGGAGGTTGTCGAGGGAGGCCTGCGTCTGCCGGGCGCGCTCGCGCTGGGCACCGATGGCGATGAGGCGGAAGACGGCGACGGCCAGCGCCGCCAGCACCAGAAGGCCGGCCGCGGCCCAGCGGCCGAGGCGCGATCCGGTGATGAGCGAGATCAGCCAGGTCATGCGCCCTCCTCGATCGGCTCCGTGCCGGTCTCGGTGTCCATGGGCACAGGTTCCGGCGCGGCGCTGATTGTCATGCGGCCGGTGGCGATCATGAAGGCGACGAAGCCCAGCATGGCGAGCACCGCGACAAGGGCGAGGAAGGACCAGAGGTTGTCGATGCCGAAGGGCAGCGCGAAGCCACCGCCGAAGATCGCCGTCAGGATCGAGCGGAAGGTCCAGCTCTCGCCCGGCGGCTTCTCGGTCTGGGCCTCTTCGACCTCCACCACTTCACCGCGGCCGGCGCGGGTACGGATCGGCCCCTCGGTCATCTCGCGCCACAGGGCGGCCTCGGCGCGGCGGCGGCGCACGAGACCCTGCAGCTCGACTTTGCGGCCGGTCTTCGGATCGCGCGCCCGCGTCCAGCGCATCAGCTGCGCCGGCACGTCCTCGAAGCGGCGGGCATTGACGCGCTTCAGCAGGGTGGAGCTGGCCAGGGCGCCGGTGTTGAAGTGGAACGAGACCAGGGCATCGAACTGGCCCTGTGTCAGCGGCACCTTGACCAGGCGCAGCACCTCGGCGGCAAACTTCGCCACGTCGCGCTTCAGGATCTCGTGCCCCTCCTGGAGGCTGATCTCGTCGCCAGCCTTCACCGATGGCGGGCCTGCCATGGCCGTGTGGCCATAGCCGATCGTCCAGTGCCCGGCCGGGCAGATATAGGCCTTCGGGCGCCAGCCCTCGAATTCCTTGATGACGGTCAGGCCGCGGTTGGAAACCTGCATCTATCGCCCCTCCCTGCGGGCCAGCGCGCTAGCCCGCCGCCTGCCCCATCACGGACCAGCACACGTCCTTGTCTCCGGCTGTCGGGTTGTTGAGCGCAACCTGAGACGAGGAATTGGGGTACATGTTGACGACGCCGGTGTTGCCCGCGCCCTGTGTCGCGCCGGTAACAGCGTAGTTTGTGTCTGCCATCGTCACCGCAAGGGTGACGTTGGTGTTGGCCGAGGCAAGGGCGGTCGCGCGCCCCCACTGGTGGATGATGCCGTTGGGGTGGCGCTGGTAGCCAGACGTTCCGCTCAAGAGCGACGAGCGGAAGTTGCTAAACCTCACGCTACGGAACGCATCGACAGCCTGATTGAAACTGGAGATGGTGAGAGGGACAGAGGTAGCCCGCACGTTCTCCAAAAATATCGCCGCCGCCAGCGTGGGGATCGAGATGCGCGCGGGTGTGGCCGTGCCGTCATTGACGAATGAAAGGTTTTTGATGCCGACATTGCGGATGGTCGCACCGTTGAAACCCGCAAGACCCGTCGTGAACAGGTCGAACAGGTAGTAAGCCGCCGTGTTCATGACGAACCAACGCCCGCCGATCTCGATGTTTTCGAGGTAGTGGCCTACGGGGTTCGTCTCGGCCCCGCCGCCAACTCCCTGGCACACAATCTCAACGCCGTTCGCGAAGGTGGAATGGCCGGAATAGCTGACATTGGCGACAATCTTTCCGTTTGAAATCCGGCCTGTATCGCCGCCCGCCCCGTATTGCTGAAACGAAAGGATGATGTGCGCGGCGAGCGGGGTGCCTCCGGGGTTTGCACCGAGCCAGTCGTAATGCAGTTCCCAGTTATCGCAGGCGTTGTAGTCTATAGATGTGTTCTCGCAGGCGGCGGTGATGTCGCAGTCCTGCAAACCGTCCATATTGTCGGACTTGACCCACGCCTTCCAATTCGAGGCGTTGTTGACGAAGAACGATCGCCCGGTCGCCCCGCGTGTCGTTATGCGGGCCTCAAACTGCCCGCCGTTCCGCTGCGTGCTGAAAGGATAATAAACGTCATCTGTTTCGTATGTGACGCTGAAATCCCTCGCCTGGTTCGCGTAGGCAAATCCGGTCGTGCGCGCCGTCGCAACGCCAAGCTGACCGCCCTGCTGCCAGCCCGACACTTTCCAGTTCGTGCATTCGTTGAGAACGTAAACCCCAATCAGGCCGTATGACTGGTCGGCGCTGCCGACCAACTGTTCAAGGCGGATGCCGTCAAGAAAGAAATTCGAACAGTCCAGAAACTGAAACACCCGAAGCTGCTTTGAGTTGGCGATAAGATCTCCGCCAACCGCGATGCGGGAGCCGTTGGCCTGCCAGTGCAACCCGGTGATGTCCTGAAACGCCATCGCCGTTGAGACGGTGCTGGCCGGGATGCCGTCCCACCACTGATAGGTCACGCCGGGGGCGCAGCGCACAACGGCGCTTCCAACGGCATTCACGTATGAGGCGAGGTCCGAGAAGCCGGTTCGGTTGTCCGTGTTGGACGGCAGGATCCCGAAGGTTTCGGGGGTGACGACGTTGAACGCCAGTTCCCACCATGTGCCGTCCGCAGACTGAACCTTTCCGGGGTGCGAGGGCTCAGCCCCAACGCGCTTATAGACCGCGCCGCCGTTGTCGCCAGCGGCCGCATACCCGGCAGTCGATGCGAAATTCAGAACGCCCGCGATATGAGATGCAGCCAATGCGGCGCGCGTGTCGTAAACACCAAGCGCCGAGCGCACCTGTTGCATCGTGGCGTCGATGGGAACACCGTCGCTGCTTCCAGGGAGACGCGCCTTAACGCTTGCTTCTGGCATGTTCGCGAGCTTGGTATTGGTCCAGATACCGTCGGGCACCGTGCCCAGGACAGCATCAAGAAGCTCGCCCCTGACCGCCTCTGCCTCTGCAATCGCTTCATCGGTATCACGCCGCAGCTCCTGCAGCGTGGTGGTGACCTTGTCCTGTTCCGTCTCGAAGCTGGGCGTGTGCAGCCGGCCGGCGCGCGACACGTCCGTCTCGCGCTCGTGCACCCGCCGCGAGGTGATGCGGATCTGCACGGCCGCGTCGCCCAGGGTCGGCCGCGGCGCCACGGCAAAGGTGCAGGTGGCCCCGGTCGCGCCGGCGGGCGAACCCGTCTGCGCCAGGGTGAAGCCGGTGGTGATGGTGGTGAAGCGGGTCGCCGGGGCGATCTTGCGCTGCACCACCAGGTCGGCCGTGTCCCACACCGGGCCGGCGTTGAAGGTGAAGAGGACCTGCGCCGCCGACGCCTCGAGCGTCACCTGCCGGGTCGAGCGCGTGATCGGGATGGTGGTCGACATGCCGGCGAGCCCCGCAAGTTTCGAGGCTGCCAGTGTGCGGCTCGCGGGCGCGCGTTAAGGGGCGACGAGCTCCTCCGACCGGGTGTCGAGGTAGCGCTCGGGCAGCCAGACGCCGGTCTGGGCGAAGCCATCGGTGGAATGCACCCCGCCGGAGCGCGCACCCGCCAGCCGCTTGAGGGCGATCCGCCACGTCATCCGCTCCCATGCCGTGCCCTCCAGCGCCTTGGCGACGAAGCGCGAGCGGTTCGCCACCCAGAAGCCGGCCTCGCCGTCCATCTCCATCGGCCGGACGCCGCAGAGTTTCAGGCTCGCCTTGGCGATGTCGTCGTCGTCCATGGCTTCCAGCAGCAGGGTCCGCACGGTCTTGCCGTCGAGAGCGGCCGCCCCGAGGATCAGCCACAGCGCTTCCATGGCCTCGCCGCGCGGCGTCTCCGTCTCGTCGATCGGCATGGAGGGCAGGTTGAGCTGCCGCCAGATGGTGCGGGCCTGCTGGTGGCCGAAGAGCTGGCGCGCCTCGCGCACCAGGGCGAGCTTGGTGGTGACGACGGCCAGCGGGTCGGTGCCGATGATCTCGGTCGGCTTGTCGTCCATGTCGAAACGGCCGTTGCGGCGCAGCGCCGGCAGCACCTCATGGGCCAGCCAGCGCTTGAACCGCTCGGCCTCTTCCTTGCGGGAGGTGAAGACCAGCCGGAAGACGCCGGGCTCGGAGATGATCACCACCTCCTGCGGGCCGCCAGGGGTGTCTACAGTACAGGTACCCCTTTCATCCTCGTCGAGCCGGTTGAGCGCCTGATGGTGCTTGGTGATGTCGAGAACGTGGCACACGTCCTTCCCGACGAACCACGGCTCGTCGCCGCGCTTCACGGCGCGGACGAGGCTGTCTTCGAAGGCGAAGGGGATGATGTTCGATTGAGCGGCAGCGGTCATGGCCGGTCTCCTAGCTCGCGTGGCGGAGACGGGCGCTTTTCAGGGCACACGGCTCCGGGGTCTGAAAACACGGCTAGGTCGTGCCCCCACGCCTTTAAGCTCGCGCTCTGGACATGCGCGCAGGGACCCCGGATGATGATGTGCGGTCGCTTTAACGGGGCGGCGCCGCCTAGCTCGTGGAGATTTCAGGCTCCGGGGGCAAGAAGCGCAGCGGCCGGCCGATTTGTCAAGGGAGGGCGAAGATGCAGGACGCTGTCGACGCCATCGCAGGCGCGATTGTCGTGCTTTTCGTCACGCTCGCAATTGATTTCATAATGATGAGACGTCGCCGCAGAAAATACCAAGCCGGGATCGCAGATATCGAAGCCCTACGAACCACTGATCCGAATGAGTATCTTCGCAGAGAGGAAGCGATACGTAGGCACATTTTCCCCCCACGCAACCAGAACGCCATCTTTCGGATTTACCCGGAGGACAGCAATATTTTGATCCACATATTGATGCGCTGGTTTCTGATATTGCTGTTCCTGTTCGGGTCGTTTTATATATGGCACATCTTCGTAGCGATCGGCGCCCTCGTGCCATGGCCTCTCAAGCGCCTCCTATTGTGACTGCCATAGCGTCGTGAAATCGGGCGCCCGGTTCGGCATGATCTCGCCGCGCCGCCACCACTGGCCTTGCCCCTTGTCGCGCTCCAGCCGACGCTCGCGGGTGCGCCAGGCGCGGTGGGCATAGGGGTCGGCCAGCAGGTCGAGCTGGTCGAAGATCATCCGGTCCGTCACCGGCTTCACCCACCAGATGTTCTGCAGCGGCAGGTTGCGCCGCACGAAGTTGGCGGCGCGCTTGCCCCGGTTCACCTCCGCGTCGCCATAGGCGGCGGCCACCACGTCGAGCCCGGCCGGGATCGCCGCGAGGTCGCCGAGCATGCCGAAGGTCGGGCCGGCCAGCTTCGCCACCACCTCGCCGCCGCCCCGCAGGTAGTCGGCGGCGATGTAGTCGCCATAGACGCCGAGGCCGCCGCCCTTGGCCAGGGCCTGCACCCAATGGCGCATCCCGGCGGATGAGGTCGGGTTCATGTCGAGCGGGTCGCGCCCGTTGCGGAACTCGCGGAACTGGAGGCCCATCATGCCGCCCACCGTCAGGGTCAGCAGACCCGCGCCGAGAAAGTAGCGGCCGCGCCAGTTGCCGCCGGCCGACAGCTCCTCGCCGGTCGCGCGGAGCATCGACATGCCCACCGTCGTCGGGTAGGTCAGGTATTGCGTCACCGAGCGCGTGAGCTCGCCGGCGCGGGTGCCGGGCTTGGTGGCCGCCCCCAGCACGGCGCGGGCGCGGGCTGTGCCCATCGGCACCGCCTCCTCCATGAAGGCATGCACCGCCTCGGAATAGCGCAGCGCCACCTCGTAGAAGGCCTGATCGCCCGGCCGGGCGTTGAGAATGTCGGGCATGCGCAGCATGGTCACGCCGTCGCCCTGCGGCTGCGGCGTCACCTGCCGGATCATCTCCCATTCCTTCGGGCCGATGCCAAAGCCCTCGAACCAGCGGGCGAGCTTGGCGTCGTCGCCGCCGTGCGCCACGAGCTGATCGAAGGACGCATCCATCGCGCGCGCCGCATGGGTCATGAAGCTTGTCGCCTGCACCCGGCGATGCGCCACGGTCCAGGGCTGGAGGCCACTCCAGTTCATCATCCAGAAGGGCAGCCAGCGGGAGAACTCCGCCGCGCCACCGATCACGCCCCGGTGGCGCAGCGCCATCGACAGGTGCTCGGTCGCGTCCTGCATGATGATGCCCGCCGCGGCCGCCTCGGCCTTCGAGCGCCCGGAGAACACCTGGGTGACGACATCCACCATGTATCTGGCCTGCGGCAGGCCGGCGATGCGGCGGGCCATGGCCTGCTGCGCCGGGTCGCCGGCAAGCGCCGTCAGGAAGGTGCCGCCGAGTTGCGCCGAGGTCAGCACGTTCCGAATGAACATGCCGGCATTCGCGAGGTTCTGGCTCCCGAGGCCGGCGCCGCCGTTGACCACGGTCCACAGCTCGCCGAGGAAGGCGTCCGGTTCGATATCGCGGGCATTCACGGCCTTGTCGTTGCCGCTCGCCTCCCCCCCTGCGATGACACGCCTAAGCGTTTCCAGCGTCTCGGAGCGCGTGTTCCACAGCGAGGGCTCGCCAAGCTTCGCCTTGGCCTGTTCCTCACGGATCACCGCCCGCATCCAGTGCACGGTGGCGTTTGGGTTGGGGCCGAGAACCTGCATGGCGGCGGTGTCCTTCGCCAGCCCCTGAAGGTGGTTGATCATCGCGGCGAAGACGTCGCCATTGCCGAAGGCGTCGTTGTATTCGCGCCAGGCATTGGCGTCGCGGAAGACGAGGAAGCGGTGCTCCTGCCGCTGGTTGGCCACCGCGCCACGGCCCGGCACGGTGCCATTCGCCACCAGGTCGCTCGCGCCATCGGTGACAATCCGGTCATAGATCGCGTCGAGGCTCTCCCGCAGCCGGGCCGGCGACAAGGCCTCGCCGGTCAGCGGGTCGCGCATCTTCGCCACGTCGAGGCGCGGGGCGATGAACTCGATCCACCTGTCCTTGCGGGCGTGGGCCATCTTTCCGGCGTCGTGGTTCTGCGGAAAGTAGCTGTCGAGCTTCTGGATGGCGCCGCCGGCACGGTTGAACTGATCGACGAGATCGTCGGCTGCCTCCTGAAAGCCCTTGAGGAAGGCCCTCGCCTCCTCGCTCGGGTTGCCGCCGTTGAAGGCGGCGTCCACCACGCCGTCCAGGTCCACCTTGTTCTGCCGGCGGCCGGTGATGCGCGTGCGGCGATGCCGCTCGAGGCTCGCGGAGAACTTGCGGGTGGCGTCGCCGAACAGGGCATTGCGGCGGCCGGTGACGGAGGGCACGCCCACCAGCCGGTTGTTGGTGTTGTCGAGGATGCCGCCGAAGGCTTCCAGCACGTCCTGCCGCCCGGAGGGGCCGCGATAGCCCTCCGCCACGTTCATGAGCACCTCGGCCCGCTCGGCCTGCATGCGGGCGAGGTTCTCCTTCCGCAGCGCCTCGGCCGACATCCGGTCGGCGACCCCCGCCTTGGCCTTGGCATGGTCGCCGGTGGCGCGGAGCTGCTCGTCGTACATCGAGCCCAGCATGCGGGCCTCGTCTTCGGTCAGCGCGCCCTGCGCCTTGGCCGACGCGATGCAGTCGTGGAAGCGAGCCATGGTCACACCTGACAGGCGAGGACGAGATCGGAGAGATGGCGGTCGCGCTGGCCGACGAGGTCCATGTCGGCGCGCTCCACCGTTGCGAACTGGCCGTCGGCGCGCTCCACCGGCACCTGGTCCCTCACGGCGCTCTGGCGGCCGCTCGTGCCTCCTGCATCGCCGCGATCAACTCGTGCCGCAGGGCCATCTGTTCGTACCGCTCCGGGTCCAGCGTCTTGACCTTGCGCAGCCGCCTGGCCACGGCGCGGTGCTGGTCCGGCGTCAATTTGAACGCGCTCTCCTGCGACATCGTCGATGATCCTTCTGACTTCGGCATCCGCCATGGAGGCCTCGAGGCCGGCGCGCTCCATGGCGCGCAGGTTGTCCCGTTCGGCTCCGCTCTCCACCAGCTCGCGCGTCCGGACGGTGATCGGGTCGATTTCGTCGGCGGCACCGAGCGTCGTCATCACCCGTCGGCGTTCGCCGGCCTCGCGGGCCACGTCGCTGGCCGCTTGCCGGATGGCGTCCACCGCCGTCGCACCCTCCTCGCGAACGCGGGTGAGCATCGCCGCCTGCATCGGGCCGTCGTCGGTCATGCGCGCCACGATGGCCCCGGCCATGGCGTCGGCCTCGCCGCGCACCACCATGCCGAAGGCGACGTCGTCGAGGCTCGCCGCGTGGCCGGCCAGCCGCACATGCTCGAAGTCGGAGGCGAGCGCCGAGGCGACGGCATCAGGGTCGGCCCGCAGCGCCGGCAGGGCAGCCTGCATGTCGGGAGCCTCGCCGAGGATGCGCTGCGCCAGCGCGTCCGTCGTGCCCGGCGGCGGCACGCGCGAGCCGAGCGGCAGCGGCGCCTCGGGATCGAACATCGCGGCGAGGCCATCGGCCACCGCGTTGTCGGCCTCGTCGGGCGGCAGGCCCTTGGGAGGAGCCACGGTGTCCCGCGTGGCCGCGTCGGCCCGTTCAGCACCGCGCAGGCCGGCCCTCACCTCGTCGTCGACGAAGGCGCCATCGGCCCGAAGCGCCGCCTCCGCCTGCGCGGCCGTGGGACGAGCCGCGCGCGCCAGCAGCTCGCCGAGCGCCTGAAAGCCTCCGCCGAGAACTGCGCCGGCTGCAGCTGCCATGGCGACGTTGGACGCCGCCTCGCGGAACCCGCTCTCCAGGCCGAGATCGGCTCGCCGAGCCTGCACCTCCGGCTGGGCCGCGGCCGTGAAGGCGGCATTGACGCCGGCATTCGAGAAGGCGGACATGGCCACGCGCCCCACCGCCGTCCTTGCCGCGCCGGGGCCGCCGAACGGCAGGGAGGCCCAGGTCAAGGGGTCCTCGACAGACGCGCCGACCCCGCCGACGACGTTACCGAACATGCGGCCGATCCAGGGGATGTCGTCGCGCGCCATCAACCGCTTGAGGTCGGTTTCGGCGGTGATGCCGAGGGCGCGCTGGCTGGCGTCGAGATCGAAGATCAGCTGGTCGGCCAGGTCCGGCCGGCTCTGCCGCAGCTCTTCCAGCTTCTCGGAGAAGATCTGGCGACGCAGCGCCGGCAGGCCGCCGGCGACGTCGGCGGTCTCGGTGTAGTTGCGCGTCAGCTCCCGCATGCGGCGGGTGGCCTCGCGCTGGTAGCCGTTGTCGTCGGGGCTCTCCATCTGGACGCCGGCGACGTCCCGCACGCGCGCCACGATGTCCCGGTACGCCTGCGCCTCGGCGCGAGCGCGGGCATTCGAGATGTCGACGAAGCGGTTGGCCCGCCAGCTGGCGTCGATGACGTCAGGCAGGACGGAGGGCGCCTCGGTTCCCGCCCGGCCGGCGCCGGCGACGAGCGTCGACACGGCCCCCTCGCGCAACGTGTCGAGCCAGCCCCTGTTGTCGGCGGGGTCGGCCTGCCGATCGGTGCGATACCAGCCCTCGGCCGGGCCTTCGGACAGCGACAGCATGGCTCACCTGAAGGCGCTCGGCACCCGCTGCCGCAACGTCGGCAGAAGGGCCTGAAGGTTGAGGATGTAGGGCTTTCCGTTCTGGTCGAGCACCGGGACGGGCCGGTTCTCATGCAGGGTCGGGAGGCGGAAGGCATAGCCGCCGCCGACGAACTCCGGCATCATCTGGCGGAGATCGGCGGCCGTCATCGGCTGGCCGTTCCGCTTGACGGGCCGGCTTCCGCCGGCGGCCATGTCCTCGTCCGTGATGGCCTTGAGCACGTCGCCGAAGCTGTCGCGGCGGACGTTCGGAGGCACCTGCACATTCTCGGCGCTGAACCAGTTGGCGGCAGGCTTATAGGACCCGATGCCGCCATATTCGACATCGTTGACGACGGTGCCGCCGCGCGCCCGCTGGTAGCCCTGGACGAGCAGCTGCTTCGCCGGATCGCCCTTGGGGTCGAAACCGCGCAGGCGCACTTCGTTCTCCCACCAGAGCTGGACAGCGGTCGCCGTGCGGGCGCGCTCGGCCGGCGGCAGGGCGTTCATGGCCGCGCCGAGCGTGGTGCGGCCGACCTCTTCGAAATCGACGCGGCTGGCGGCATCGCGCGGCGCGCCGTTGACACTGCGATAGGCCAGCGCATTGACGACGCCGAGGGCGAAGCTGTCGTCGTTGGTCACGGAGGCGATGGCGGCGGCGTGCGCGATCGCGGGCGCATCGCCCCCGATCTCCTTCAGCACCTGCGGCGCCCGGGAACCGGACCCCGCAATGATCGCCTGGACCGTTCGCAGCGCCCTTTCGCCGCCCTGTTGCATCTGCCCCTGAAGCTCGGCCTTCTCCGCCGGCCGGAGATAGACCGGGGCCGGTCCGGTGATGCTGGCGATGCTTTCCACCTGCCGCACGCGGGCGGCCACCTGCGCCCCCAGCTGGTCGGGCGGGGCGCGGAAGTCCACCTCGGTGATCGGCGCACCCAGAAGGGTCGTGCCGTTCGGCCCCGCCATCTGGTTGGCATAGGCCAGCGGGTCGGTCTGGATCAGGTTGCGGTTGGCTTCGAGCCGCGACTGCAGGGCGTCCGCCACCTGCGAGCCGCCGCGCGACAGGGTGGCCGGCGAGCGCGGCGGCGGCAGCGGCGCGCCGGAGATCGCCGACGCGATCATCTCGTCGGAATAGGCGCGGGCCGGGCCCTCGCCGTGCTCCTGATTGAACAGGGCGCGCATGAAGCGCGAGGCCCGGGCCGGGTCCGACAGGCCGAGATCGTCATTGACGCCGACGCCGGCCATGCGGGCGATGTTGCCGGCGGCCGCCATGTTGCCGGGGGTCCAGCCGCCCTGCCCTGCGATCAGCTGGGCGGCGGTCACCTTGCCGCCGTCATATTTGCGGCGGGCCAGCAGGTAGGCGGCACGCATGCCGGCCTCGGGCGAGGCGAAGACGGCCTGCGGGTCGCCCTGGTCGGTGTTCTGCGACGGGCCGACGACGCCCTCGTAGCGGCTGTGAAGGCCGGCGACATATTTGATGTTGCCGGGGTTGTTGTTGCGCATGCCGGCAGGCAGCGACGAGACGGCCGTCGAAGCGCGCCGCAGGTTGCCGATCACCTCGCGGGCATAGCGATCCTGATCGGCGAGCGACATGCCGGCCATGCGGTTGTAGTGGCCCATCAGCTCGCGGGCGGTGGCCAGCGCCTGCTGGCCGCGCGGACCGGTGCGGCCCGCCTCGGCTTCGAGGGCGGCCAGTTCCTCCGGAGGCGGGATCTGGCCCTTGGCGGCGCGGCCGAGGGCATCGTCGACGCGGGCGTTGAACTCGCGAAACACGCGGTCGCCCTCCACGCGCTTCTGCTGGCCGAGCTTCTGCAGCGCGTCATCCACGGCGGCGAGATCGACCGTCTGCGGCAGGCGCCCCTGCCGGGCGTCCTCGCGCAGCTTGTTGCGGAAGGCCTCCACCTCTTCCGGCGTCCGCAGGGTCGAGGCGCGCGCCTGGATGATGGTCCCCTCGGCATCGCGCGCGACGCGCTGGCGCTCGGTCTCGGCCTTGGCAGCGTCGATGAACCCGCCGCTTTCGGCGGCCGCGATGTCGGCCAGCTGCTGGTCGCGCAGCCTGTAGATCTCGCGCTGGGTTTCGGGCGACACCTGCGGGTCGTTGGCGGCGGCCCGCGCCTGCTCCGCCGCGACGCCGGCTGTCGAGCGGATAAGATGGGCACGGCCGCGGTCGAGGCGGGCAGCCTCGGCATTGTTGAGCGCCTGGCGCTGCAACACCACGCCGATGTCGCTGGCGCGCGCCCGGAAGGCCGCCCGCGCCTCGGCGGGGAGCACCGCCTCGTTCTCGCGCGCCTGGGCTTCCAGCGCCTGCTGCAACGCCGCCGGGTCGTTGCGGTGCTGGTCGAAGAGCCGCATCGTGCTGTCGCGGTACTGCGAGGTCACGTTCTGAACCTGAAGATCCAGCGCGGTGGCGTCGCGGGCCCGGCCATAGATGGTCGCCGCCCCGGTGCGGGTGAAATCGCCGGTGGCGGCGGCCACCTTCGCGTCGCGCTCGCCCTCGAATTTCGCGTCCTGGTCCGCCCATGTCGAGAACTTCTTCGCCAGTGCGTCGAAGCCGGCGGCGGCGGCCTGCCCCGCCTCGCCGGTCGGCATGGGGACGGGAGCAAGGCCGTCCGGCACCGCGCCCTTGTAGGTCTGTTTCTCGATCGTGAACTGCCGCGGCTGCTGGGCCATGGATCAGCGCCTCCGCGTGACGTCGGCGAGCATGGAGACGCCGCCGGTAATGGCCTTCAGGGTGCCGGCCGCGCTGGCGTCGTCGGCCATCATCCGGTATTGCGCCGCCCGCGACAGCAGCCGGTTGCGGCGGATCGTCTCGGTGTCGGCATCGGTCGACAGGGCCGCATTGGCATCGGCCACGGCGCCCTCGCGGGCCTTGGCCGGCGTGCCGAAGGAGAGGTCCACATTGGAGGCGGCATAGGCCACGTCGCGGGCGCCGAGGTCCTCCACCATGCGCTGGCGAATGGCGGTGCGCCGCTCGATGCCGCGCGTGCCTTCCATGGCCGCCTCGAGCTTGGCGTCCTCTGCCTGGGCGTTGCGGGCATCGGCCTGCGCCTGCGCCGCCCGCAGGCCGCCGACGACGGACAGCGCCGTGGCCGTGCCCTGCAGGATCGACCAGAGCGAGGAGCCGGTGGAGGCCGTGGTGGCCGCCGTCGTCGCCGCGGCCGGGGCCGCGGTCGAGAAGGTGGAGGCCAGCGAGGTCATGAGGGTCGCGGCGACTTCCATCAGAAACGTCCCTCCAGCACGATGTCGCGGATGTCGAAGTCGCCGGGCCTGAGCTGCGTCAGCTCGAGCTGCGTGCCGACCTGCCAGCCGGCGATGCCGGTGACGGTGATGAGCCCGGTGACAGGGTCCCAGGGGCCCTCGTCGTCGTCGCCGCCGCTGGCCAGCGGCACGTCGAAGGCCGGCTGGCCGTTGGCGGCGATCGCCAGCGAGGAGACGGCATTGGCGTTGATCTTCGCCGTGTGGATGCGGCCCGGCCGCACCACCACGCTCTTCTCGTTCAGCTCGCGCTGGATCGGCAGCACCTTCAGCCGCGGCGCGATCCACCGGCCGACCTCGATTTCGGACGCCGCCCAGGGCAGCGTGATCTCGCCGTCTTCCACCGTGAAGGGGCCGCAATAGGTGCCGTCGGCCTTGGCCCAGACCTCGCGGCCCTCATGCACGGAAAGGCCGGCAACGGTCTCGCTCTCGGCCTGGCTGACGGTGACGGCACAGTCGAGCTTGGTGTCGAGGGTGAGCTGCTCGAAGGTCAGCGCCTCGCCGGCGTCGATCGGCCGTTTGACGAGCAGCCAGGCGGCGCCGGTGCCGTCCACCGCCACGTCCAGCACTTCGCCGTCGGTCGTCCACGGCCAGAAGCCGGTCACGTCCTGGTTGCGGACGATGCCACCCAGCGTCATGTCGCCGTCGTCGCGCACCATGAACAGGCGGTTGGCGACGGTGTCGGAGCTGGCCCGCTGCAGGGCGGTGGAGACGATGCCGCGCACCAGGTGGTTGGCGAGCAGGCTGATCGGGCTGGTATCGTATTTCTGGGTGACGTCGGAGTATTGCGCCGCCAGAAGCTGCGATCCGTCGTGGCCGACATAGATGATCCGGCCCTCGATCTCCACCGGCTCGCAATTCGGCTGGATGCCGGGCGTCTCGGAAACGCGCTGGTTTGGCGGCTGCTGCCGGTTGAACGGCGGGTTGGCCACGTAATAGTGGCGCTCGTTGGTGAAGATGATGAAGTGCGGGCCGCGATGGAAGCGCAAGATGTCCTCGGCGCCATCGGCATTGAGGCCGAAGACGAAGCCGGAGGCGGCGGTCTCCAGCTCGGCATTGAGATCGAAATATTCGCCGGTGCGGCTGCCGGCATAGGCGTCGCCCCGCGCCGCGAAGCCGCCCATGAAGAGCCGGTCCTCGGCATAGATGCCGGTGCGCGGCCAGCCGCGCGTCACCGACATGACAGCCTCGCCGCCGGGGCGGCCGCGGACGGTACGGCCGACATTGGCGGCGGCCTTGTCCGTGTTGGTGGCAACCTTGGCGGTGACGACGAACTGGGCCCCGGTATTGCCGCTGCCGGTGAACTCGATTGAGACAGTGGCGGCGGTGCCGGAGGGCGTGCCGACCACGGCGCAGGTGATGCCGGTGTCGACGCTGGCCAGCGCCTCGAGCGCTGTCTCGAGGGCGGAGGCGAAGGCCGACCAGTCGGCGCCGCCGAAGCCGTTGTCCGGCACCACGACCGGGCTGGTGTCCTCGCCGTTGACGGTGACGACGATGCCCTCGTCGACGATCGTGAAGCCGTCGGAGGTCGACCAGGTCACATAGACGTTCCACTTTTCGGCCGTGTCGACATAGGTGCCGCCATAGTCGACCTCGGGAATATTGGCCCAGCTGCGGGTGGCCTGCGTCCACTGGTGGTCCGCGCCGTCGCGGCGGATCTCGTGCGGGGCGACGTCCTTGTGCCAGAGCAGCATGGAGGCGCCGCGCTGCGTCTTCTGCAGGCCCGCGAGCTGGCCGGCCGTGTGGGGAATGGCGACGGCGCCGACAAAGACGCCGGCTTTCCAGATATCGGCATGGCCGGCGGCCACCGTGAGCGCATAGGCCTCGGAGGTCGAGAAGGTATGCGTCAGCAGCCGGCCGGTCGTGGTCGCCGTCTCGGTCAGGATGGTGATCGACGCCGCCGACAGGTTGATGGTGGCGGCCGCCACCAGACGGGCGCGCCGCCCGGTGACCGGCGCGCCGGGGGCGATGCAGATGCGATAGGCGCGGGCCGAGGTGGCGACGTCGATCGTCGCCGAGATCGCCGCCCATGTGCCGCCGCTGTCCTGGAGCTCGACGCGCAGGCCATCCGCCACGGCCGAAACGCCGGTGAAGCTGATGTCGGCGCCGCAGAGCGCGCCATTGGCGCCGAGATCGGCGGTGGCGACGACGGTGCCGGACGAGATCGAGCCGGTGGCGCCGACCGTGCTGGAGGCGCCGGTGGTGACCAGCCGGCCGCCGCGGCCCTTGTAGCGGGTGCGCAGCGACTGGCGGCCGCCGCCGAGGGGGTTGGCCTCCATGTTGCGGCCGGCCGCAAAGCCCGAATGGAAGTTCTTGACGTCGCGGCGCGCATGGAACTCCGGCGCCAGCTCGCCGGAATTCCACGACAGGAACTGGAGGCCGGGGCGCGCGACCATCAGCGGAAGTCCATGAAAGTCGGCTGGCCCGAGATATGGGTGGCCACCAGCTCGCCGTCGTCGCCGGAGGCGTCGAAGCCGGTGTCGGTGGAGACGTCCTCGTCCAGCACCTTGGCGGAGAGGCCGCCGCGGCCGCCCTCGCGTGCCGTGCCCCAGGCCTTGGCGAACAGCTCGGCGGCGTGGTCCTTGTC